CCAAACAGTGACGAAGATCAATTTGCATTAATATGGAAAGAAGCTGAAAAACGTTTTGACGAATTTGGTAATGAAGCTGACTTAGGTACTAACGGATTCCACTCATTTAAGGCACACTGGAGTGAACATCCAGATCGTGATGAAACTTGGGCTAACGAAGAAAAGGCACGTATTGGTGAAGAACGTTTCCGTCGTGAACACGAATGTGAATTCTTAATCTTTGACGAAACATTAATTAACAGTATTACCTTAAGCAATATGAAAGGTGAAGATCCAATACTTAAAATGGGACAAACCCGTTGGTATGGAAAAGTTAAACCAGATAGAAACTATATTGTAGCAATGGACCCAAGTTTAGGTACTGGCGGAGACTATGCGGCTATTCAAGTGTTTGAATTACCAGGTATGATACAGATAGCTGAGTGGCACCACAATACTACACCTGTTCAAGGGCAAGTTAGAATACTGAGAGAAATTTGCAAATATATCAGTGAAAATTTAGGGGCAACACAAAACAGTCCTAAAGTATATTACAGCGTAGAAAACAATACACTAGGCGAAGCCGCCCTAGTTGCCATTAACGAAATAGGGGAAGAGAATATCCCAGGACTGTTTGTTAGTGAGCCAATTCGTAGAGGGCATGTGCGTAAATTCCGCAAAGGATTTAACACTACCCATAACAGCAAGATTTCTGCCTGTGCTAAACTAAAGCAGTTAATTGAAACTAATACCATTAAAATTGCCAGCAAACCACTAATTTCTGAGCTTAAAGCATTTATTGCCGCAGGCATTACGTTTAAAGCCAAAAGCGGGGAACATGACGATTTGGTCATGTGTATGTTGCTGGCCATTAGAATGCTGGGAGTATTAAGTGATTGGGATCCAGCAGTTTACGACCTACTACGCCATGGGGAAGAGGAGATTCTACCTATGCCCATATTCATGAGTTAAACAACATAAATAGCTATATGATTAACCAAGATATTATCGCACAAGATCTTTTTTATAAAATACGTGGCCGCTTCCCTAGTTTGGAAATGGGCGACGAAAAAGGTATGCCAACATTTGAAGCCACAAAGGGCAGATTCTTTGATTTTGACGCAATATTTGAAGGTGTAAATTTAGGCAAGGTTAGTATTAACATTAAAGAACCCGGCCGTTTAAAGATTTACTTTAACCGCAATATATTGGAAAATGCAGATGATTTTGTGGGCAAACAGTGGTTTAGTTTCTTAAAAGAAATGAGACGTTTTGCCATGAAAAGAATTATGAGTCTCGATGCACGAGACATCAGTAAGAGTAATTTAGATAAAAAAGATTTTGGCTACCTAGCCAACAAAGGACCAATTATGAGTGAATCAGCAATGTTTGGCACTAGCAGAACAAGTTACAAGCCATTAGACAATACCAAATTAATCATTATACATACTAACCCAGTAGATGAATCAATCCCTGGGGCACGTAGCAGACACATTAAGAGTCTTTTCGTTCAAAACAAAGACGGAGAAAGATTCAAATATCCATTTATCCATAAATTAGGCGCAGAGTGTATGTTACGTCACGTAGCCAATGGCGGTTATCCACATGATGACATTGGTATGAGTCTTGTTGAGATGAGTAAGCAAATTGCACACTTGTCCAGCTTCAAACGTTATGTTAGCAATCACGACTTGATGAATAGTGACACTAACCACATAGTGGGTCGAGCAAATGAAACATTACAGAATTTAAAAGAAACAATGCGTAGGTTGACCAAGCAACATCACTACGAAGCATATAAAGAAAGCATGAGCCAAATGTCTCCAACAATTGATACACCAATTGATGAAGTCACATTAGAAGATTATAAAAACAAATTTACAGTAAAAAGTTTCCAAGAAAACATCGCTGATGTTTTCCCAATTCTACACAAAATTATGCAAGAGACAAACGAACTAAACTTAGAAGATGTAGTAAGCGAAACTTTTCAAGACGAAGATCTAGATGAAAATATTGTAGTCTCACCAGATGATCAATTTAATGAATGGGCAAGTGAAGTTGTTGAAAATAGTTTAGACATGGGTGTAAATGAAGCCAATCTAGACAACGCCAGTAACGGCCCAATGCTTAAACACATTAGTGGTAATCAATTCCAATTAGAAGCAGACGGACAAGCATATACAGTAACCGCTGAAACAGAACGTGATGGCAGGGAATATGATGATCCTGTTTATTGGACAGATGCAAGTATTACTGACTCAGGAGGTCAAAAAGTTGACAACCCTGTTTTAGAAGATGAAGTATTAGAAATGTTAGACAATCAATTTGCTGATTTGGCATTTGAACTACAAAGCGATAATGATGCTGGCGCAGGTGACATGGCATATGATGCTTATAAAGATTCACAATATGAAGGGCAAGGTATGCACAATGAATTAAACGACATCCGCAAAATGGCCGGATTAAAACAACAAGAAATTACAGACGAAGGCAAGTTAGATGCCGCAGGTAAAGTATTAGGCAAATTAGGCGACATGGCTGGAAAAGTTGCTACAAGTGTTGCTTTAAATCCTGCATCAAGGGTAGCCGCCGCTGGTACTGCACTTGGTGGTACTGCCGTTTATCAAAATAATAAAACAGATGCAGAAAAAGCATCAGATAAAGCATCTTGGGATAAAGCTGGAACTATGAAGTTGCCTCAAGATAAACCTGAGCCAACAAAAGAAGAAATGGGCGATCAAACTCCAGAAGAGAAAAAAGCGGCCATTGAATATATGCAAACAGTTGCTCGTGCAATTAAGTCTGGCGAAATGCAAGCAAGCGATGTTGAACAAGAATTTTTTGACACATTGCCTATGATGGGTGTTAGTGACGAAAAAGTTATGGCGGCATGGGATCGTATCACAGGTAATACCACAGCACCAAAACGTAGTGCAATGAGCGACAAAGACATTGATGCTGAACTAAAAGGTGTTAACAGCGGTGAAGAAGATGACGATGCATCTTTCCTAGCTAAACTACGTAGCCAAGCTAAAGGTGGTAGCATTAAATCTGACGACACTGGCTTTGGTGCAGAGCGAGAAGGCAGAGAAGATATGGAAAGAACTGACGGGGACAAACTTGTTGAAAAAACAAGTAGTAAAGAAATTGCTCAATTCATCATGGGATTCTATGATAAAGAAACTGGCAAATTCCCATTAGGCGAAACAGGCGTTCAAGTTAAAGTTGAAAAAGAGTTTGGCGAAGAAGCAGGTCAACTAGCACAACAATTAATACAAAAATTAAGTCATCAAAGACACAGTCAAGAAGCGTATGAAGATTTACGTAGACTAAGTGGCTTACCACAATTAGTTGAAGCTAAGAAGAAAAAAGGCGACGGTAATTTGGCTAATAATGCCAAACCATACGACAAAGTTACTCAAGGCGATGTTGTTGCAGGACGTCTTGGCAAAGATGAAAAGGGTGGCAAAGCTACAAAAGAAGGCACTGAGCTAGATGATATCAAGGCATTGAGTGGTATTAAAGAAGCCAAAGGCAAATGTTGCTGTGAGACAAAGGGTGAAGATAAATGCCCAGTACACGGTAAAGTAGAAGAAGCTAAAGAAGAGAAAAAATGTAATCATACTCCAAAAGGCAAAAAGTGTCCAGTACACGGCGTTAATGAGTGTATGGGCAAATAATGGTTTTTCCAGCAAATCTAAAAAAAGACATTATGGCAAAAAAATAATCACAATAGTATTGACGAACTAAATAAAAGCGTATACAATAACATGTATGCGCTTTCGTTTTATGTAGTTGCATAGAACGAGATAGGCAAATTAAAGGCACATATAAAAGGAGAAAACTATTATGGCATCTTTAGCAGAAATTAGAGCAAAACTTCAAGAGCAAAACACCCGTCAGTCAGGCGGACAAACAGGTGGCGATAACGCCATTTTCCCACACTGGAATATAGCAGAAGGACAAGAAGTAACTGTCCGTTTCCTTCCAGACAACGATCCAAACAACACATTTTTCTGGGCAGAACGTGCCATGATCAAACTTCCATTCGCTGGAGTTAAAGGTCAAACGGATTCACGTCCAGTTACTGTACAAGTTCCTTGTATGGAAATGTGGGGCGAGACTTGCCCAATTTTGACTGAGGTTCGCCCTTGGTTTAAAGACAAATCCTTAGAGGATATGGGTCGTAAGTATTGGAAGAAAAAGTCTTATGTATTCCAAGGCTTTGTTGTTAATGCTGGTAACTTCAAAGAAGATCGTACACCAGAGAATCCAATTCGCAGATTCATTATTGGTCCACAAATTTTCAATATCATCAAAGGTGCTTTGATGGATAATGAGATTGAGGAATTGCCAACAGACATGATGCGTGGTTTGGACTTTAAAATTGTCAAAACTACCAAAGGTGGTTATGCAGACTACAGCACATCAAAGTGGGGACGTCGTGAACGTGCTCTAGGCGATGATGAGCAGGATGCAGTTAAGGCAAATGGTCTATTCAACTTGCGTGACTTCTTACCTAAGAAGCCAGGTGAAGTAGAACTTAAGGTTATGAAAGAAATGTTTGAAGCGTCAGTTGACGGTGAAGCATTTGACATGGACCGTTGGGGACAATACTTCAAGCCAGCAGGTATGGCTAGTACTGGACGTAGTGCTGATCCAGAAGCAGATGTTGGCGCAGTAGATACTGCTCCAGTAGTTGCCAAGGCGGCACCAGTTGTTAAGGATGAGGACGATACTCCACCATTTGATGTTGATACACCAAAGGAAGAAGTAAAAGCTCCTAGCAGTGAAAGAGCGCAAGATATTCTTGCCGCAATTCGCGCACGTCAAAACAAACCACAATAAAATAGGAGGGCTTACGAATGGCTAAGGCATTTGATGTGTCTAAGTTTCGTAAGACCCTCACTAAGTCTATTGACGGACTTGGTGTTGGGTTTAACGATCCTACAGACTGGATTAGTACAGGTAATTACGCATTAAATTATCTAATCAGCAGTGACTTTAACAAAGGTATTCCTTTGGGAAAAGTTACAGTATTTGCTGGTGAAAGTGGAGCAGGTAAGAGTTATATCTGTTCTGGAAATATTGTGCGACACGCACAAGAGCAAGGCATTTATGTTGTCCTAGTTGACAGTGAAAATGCTCTTGACGAATCATGGTTACACGCACTAGGTGTAGATACTAGCGAAGAGAAATTACTTAAACTTAATATGGCAATGATTGATGATGTTGCCAGAACTATTCATGAATTCATGAAAGAGTATAAGGAGATGTCAGATCGTCCTAAGGTTCTTTTTGTTATTGACTCACTTGGTATGTTGCTAACTCCAACTGATATTAACCAATTTGAAGCAGGTGATTTGAAAGGTGATATGGGTCGTAAACCCAAAGCACTAACAGCACTGGTTCGTAATTGTGTCAATATGTTTGGTAGTTACAATGTAGGTATGGTTTGTACAAATCACACATACGCAAGTCAGGATATGTTTGATCCAGATGACAAGATTAGTGGTGGACAGGGTTTTGTCTACGCATCTAGTATTGTTGTTGCAATGAAAAAACTTAAACTTAAAACAGACGCTGAAGGTAATAAGACCACAACCGTAAACGGTATCCGTGCGGCTTGTAAGATTATGAAAACTCGTTATGCTAAACCTTTTGAAACATTGCAAGTGGAGATTCCTTATGAAACAGGAATGAATCCTACAAGTGGTTTGGTTGACTTGTTTGAAGCTAAAGGGCTGTTGAAGAAAGAAGGCAATAGTCTTGTTTACACAACACCCGAAGGCGAAATAATTAAGCAATTTCGAAAAGCATGGGAAAAGAACGAAAAAGACGGTCTTAATATCATAATGGCTAATTACAGTACTTCTATTGCAAATAATAAAGCAAACGCAATTGAAGTTACTACAGAGGAAATTGAATAATCATGGATGAACAATTAATCATTGGCATTTGGGACTTGTTTAAAGAGTATATCCCAGCTAAAAACATGGACGTTGCCGCTAATCATTTTGTAGATTTTTTATCTGACAACGATGTTAGTAGTGGTGTACTTGGTGGGTTGCAGGGTATGGACAGTCACCTTGACGAAGCTATCAAAGTATTCTTGAAAGAAGAAGAAGGATACGATGATGAAATTGATGAAGAAGACTTGTACGAAGACGAGGACTATTAATGTGGTATAACAAGGTCAGTAGGGATATTGCAGAATTACCTGCTTGCCTTGAGTACTATTATGACGAGATGGCAGAGGCACAAAAAGAATGCAAAATTTACGGCAGTCTTGAAAAGGCCTCTGCTGCCTTACCTGGCATAGTAGAGCAACGGTTTAATCAATTACAAGAAATTGAAGCAATTCTTGAGTATTTGAATATAGAATTACGCAGAATACGTTCAAAAACGTTTAGAAAATACTTAGAAAATTATCAACGTGCATTGAGTAGTAGAGACGTTGAAAAATATGTTGATGGTGAAGCAGACGTTATTGACTTTGAAAAATTAATTAATGAATTCGCCCTAATCAGAAATAAATGGTTAGGGATTATAAAAGGATTAGACATTAAGCAGTGGCAAATGAGTAATATTATCAAATTGCGTACTGCTGGAATGGAAGATGTTACAATATGAGTAGAGTAATTTACATTGGACTAATTGACGACAACTATACCAAGTGTGTAGATTTGATTCGCCGAAAAAGTGAGGAGTCCATTGTTACTCTGCCAGTTGATCCAAGCCTTTTAAAAGATGCAGAGCATTTTAAGAAGGAAGATAACAGTTACTTAAAATTATATGTTCCTTTTTTGAATCGTTATAGTGGTTATGCGGCCTATGTCCATAGCGATTTTGTTCCTACTATGGACATAGATGCATATTTTAATCACGCAATCTTAAATGTTAAGAAACCAATTGTACATTATATTGATCACGATGTTTGGATCTTTAATTGTGCAGATTCTTCGCTTAAAGAATTAAATCCTATAGCACTCAAACGTCAATCTTATCAAGATTTGATATCCCAAATTGGAATTGCAACCGTAAATAAAATTTGACAATTCCATTTAGATCAAGTATAATCTTATTATGGAATATATTGAAGACTTAGTCAAACTTTTCGCTAGTAAGTTACAATTGGGCAATTTTGACCAAAGAATTGCGTCAAGTCTTGCTGATCAAGCCTATAGAGAAAATCCATTTACGGAAAAACAAGCAGTCATTGCCTTACGACTTATTAAAAAATATCGTAGACAATTTGTTAATCTAGGAATCACTAATGTTGATTTGCTTTTAGATACTCCCAAATACAAATACCCGTTTCGAGTGGTTGATAGACGAAAAACTGCCGAAATTTTCAAAGAATTTGAAACAAAGAAAAAATTTATTTGTTTAAGATTTCCCTACAGCCAAGAAGTTGTGGATAAAATTAAAAGTAACTACAACGCTATACAACAATCAAAATGGGATGGTGATAAAAAATATTGGTTGCTGAGTTTAGACGAAGAAAACATAAAATTGACCATAAATTACCTCATTCCAAATGGATTTGAGTTGGACGACGAATTAACTGAATACGTTAATCAATACACACAAGTCCAAAATGACATGGAAAATTATTTGCCAATGTTGGATAAAGTTAACGGTGAATATGTCTTTAAAAATATCCGAGAAAAAGCAAAATTTAGTGATTTAGAGCTGGCATTACAGCAGGCAAGAATGTATGCTATACCTGTTTTGTCAGATACTGTGATTGAAGATTTGCCTCAATTAAACATTGATAACGAGTTGTTAAAAATATATGTTAACACTGAAGTACAAAATTTCTTCTTCAATAAAAATCAGTACGAAAAGTCAAAAATCGTCAAAATTGCCAAATCTTGGAACACTGAAACGGTGATATTTTTAAATGAAGGTATCGACCCATCAGTACTGGAAGATTGGATTTTGACATTGCAAGCGTGTGATGTTAAACTAGATGAAGTAGCAGTTTTGTTTAGACAAAAAAATGAAGACAGTGGTGAAGAATTTAACAATTTGATCAAAAATTACGGGTTGAATAAGGCAGTTTCTGAAAATCCTAAATGGATCTTTTTAGGAAGCAAATACCCTAAGAGCTTGGTCAAAAATAAAGTTCATCCATCAATTTGTATTTGTGAAAACAAATATGTAACACCGCACTACACAATTAAGAGTGCAATAAAAAACAGTATGATTAACCTTTTTTACGGTGATCATGACCCTAAGGAGAAAGACATTGTCGTCATGTAAAATTATTTTAAAAGACGAAGTTAATGTCAAAATTGAAGGATTAGACTTAGACACTAGAAAAAAATTAGTATCTAAATTTAAGTACGAGTTACCTTATGCTAGACACATGCCAGCGTTTAAATTGGGACGTTGGGACGGAACTGTGAGCTTTTTTGGGCTTGGAGGAACAACGTATCTGAGTTTGTTAGATAGGATTTTACCTGAGTTAGAAAAGTATGGATACGATATTGATTTAGAAGATTTCCGTAATCCAATTAAATTAGAATTTGAAAAAGTAACTGAAAGTTATTGGTCAGATTTAGGCAAAACATGGCCTAAAGGACACGTACATGAAGGCAAGCCTATTATGTTGCGTGACTATCAACCTGACGCAATTAACAAGTTTTTAGAAAATCCTCAAAGTTTACAAGAGTTAGCAACTGGTGCTGGTAAAACTATTATGACTGCAACAATGAGTCATATGTGTGAGAAATATGGACGCACTATTGTTATTGTTCCTAACAAAGGCCTTGTGGAACAAACAGAAGAAGATTATATTAACGTTGGTTTAGACGTTGGTGTTTATTACGGCGACAGAAAAGATTTAGATAAGACACATACTATTTGTACTTGGCAAAGTTTGAATGTACTTGAGAAAAAAGGCAAAGAATACGATGACGCAATGAAACTAATTGAGTTCATTGAAGGTGTTGTTTGTGTTATTGTTGACGAAGTACACATGGCCAAAGCAGATGTGTTAAAGAATTTATTGACAGGTGCATTTGCACATTGTCCAATACGTTGGGGACTTACTGGAACAGTTCCAAAAGCACAATACGAATTAGAAGGTATTGTTGCTAGTTTAGGCCCGGTCGTAGGCGGTATTGCGGCACACGAGTTACAAGAAGCAGGACACTTGGCTAACTGTCACGTTAATGTGGTACAGACACAAGAGTGGAAAGAATTTGGCGGTTACGCAGAAGAATTAAAATATCTAGTAACTGACGAAGATAGAATGAAACACGTTTCGTCTATGATTAAAGCAATTAGTGAAACAGGTAATACACTTGTTCTAGTTGATAGAATTGAATGTGGCAGACAAATTACAGCCAATATTGAAGGCAGTGTGTTTGTTAACGGCACAGTTAAAACAACAGATAGGAAAACAGAATATGATGAAGTTCGCACCAGTGTTGACAAAATTATTGTCGCGACCTATGGCGTTGCGGCTGTCGGTCTTAATATTCCTCGCATCTTTAATTTGGTACTTATTGAGCCTGGCAAATCGTTTGTCCGTGTTATTCAATCAATAGGACGTGGAATTCGTAAAGCTGAAGACAAAGACTTTGTACAAATATGGGATATGACTGCTAGTACAAAGTATGCTAAAAGACACTTAACAGAACGTAAGAAATTCTATAAGGAAGCAAAATATCCATTTACAATAGACAAGGTAAAATATCAATAATGCAAATATTAACGTTAAAAGATGAGGCATTTTATTTAAATGACCTCCCAGAAGAAGTAGACGAGGATTGCAGATTTGCAGTCTTTGACAACAGTGATCCACAAAATCCAGATTACTTTTTCCAACCACTAATATTTTTAGAAAGTTTTACAAGCCCAGCGGCAGTACTACAAATTGGCGAGTGGCAAATTCAAATGCCTTTAGATTGGTGTATGATTGTTGGTGATCCAGAATGTAGTGGTGAGATGGAAGTGTTGCCACTTACAAGTTTAAATGATAGAGGTTTTAGTGCTTTCACTTTTAATCCACTTAGCAGTTTTAAGCCCCAATTTTATCCAGTTGACATTGTTAACATTTACCAAGATGTTAAATGGTATTTTCCAAAAATGAGATTAGGACAGCTACTAGCAACGCCATTACACTCTGGTCCAGAACCAGTTTGCGCTTACTTTGTGAAAGAAGTTAGTCGTCAAAGTGAAATAGTTGATTTTTCAAAATGTTGGTGATTTATGGGAACATTGAAGCCTGGAGCAACATACATATATGAAAAGGCGGATGGTGTGACATACGCTAGAGAATTTGGTGCAGACCCAAGCACACGAAGAATAATTGGCTGGGACAGTAGAACTAGTGATGGTAGACCGTTACATGATCATATAAAAGATAGTCAGTTGTGGGGAAATATTCATCGTGAAGCTAAAAAGAATCCTGCTTTACAACATGCCCTTGAACAGTGTATAATAATATATAACTTGAGTATAGACCATGGCACTTGATATTAAACGTGAACTAGCCGCAGTTGACCTGCGTGACAAAGATTTTTATAATAACTTGACTGATCAAGAGAAAAAAGAATTCAGTCCGTATATTCTTATGCGATATGTTAGTAATGTACAAGGCGAAACATTTTGGCAAGAACATTATTTAGAAGCCTGCAACGAATTAGTAAACAAGAATCATTGGGCATTTACTAAAAACGATAAAGGTATGCTTTGGAAATTATTTGCAGGATGTGGCACTGGACAAAAAATGTATCACCCATATCTGGCCGCAGGCAAAAAACAAAAAGCAGTTAAAATTGAAAAACTATTGTGCGAGTTATATCCTGCAATGAAATTGGAAGATATAAAAGTTCAAGCAAGTTTAATGGATAAAAATGACATCACTGAATTATTTGACAAACTGGGGTTTGACAAAAAACAAAGAAAAGAATATGAGTAATTACGTTTGCGTTCACTGCAACAAGGGCTACTCTAAGGAAGCAACCTTAGTGGCTCACATGTGTGAACAAAAACGCAGGGCTTTGCAACAAACTGAAAAACGTGTCCAAGCTGGATACTTAACATATAATAGATTTTATAGACTCACACAAAATGCTAAAAAAGATAAGACATATGAAGACTTTTGTAAAAGTCCGTATTACAACGCCTTTGTTAAATTTGGCAGTTTTGTTAACAACATTGATCCTTTGTATCCTGACAAGTTTATTGATTATGTCATCAAGTCTGGAGTTAAACTTGACCACTGGTGCAGAGATGAATTATATGATACCTATGTATCCGAAATAGTTCGCACTGAGCCAGCAGAGTCAGCAGTACAAAGAAGTCTCAATACAATGATGGAATGGGCTGAAGAAAATTCAGCAGAGTTTAGTCACTATTTTGATTATGTAAATGTTAATAGAGCAGTGCATCATGTGGCCAATGGACTTATTAGTCCATGGGTATTAATGAACTGTAACAGTGGATTAAAATTGTTATCTAGTTTTAATGATGAGCAGTTGGCAATTGTTGGAGAGAAAATTGACCCAGCATATTGGAATAAGAGATTTAAAACATACCCAAGTGAAATTGCTCTAGTAAATGAAATATTCAAAGAGATTGGTATAAAATAATGCCTGATATTGACATAGACTTTTACAACAGAGAGTTGGCTTTAGAAAAGATCAAACACGTGCCAGCAAGCATACGTGAAGATGATACTTTTAAAAAGCACAATACAGGAGTATATTGTACTTCTGTCCCTTACGATGCTGTTACTGGCTTGTCTACTATTGATTATCGTGAAGCAGAAGAACGTGGGTATTTTAAGATAGACTTTCTCAATGTGTCTATATATAAAGACATTAAGAGTGAACAGGAACTAATTGATCTATTAAAAGTAGAACCACTTTGGGATCTATTAGAACAAAAAGAGTTTTGTGATTTAATATTCCATGTAAATGGTTATCACGAGTTGGTTGCTGCCTTGAAGCCAAGGAGCATTGAAGAGATGGCTATGTTTTTAGCCTTGCTTAGACCTGGGAAGAAGCATCTCATCCCAGTAGTCCGTGAAAAAGGCTTCCAAGAAATTAAGGATGCCATCTGGGTTAAAACAGAAGACTCCTACAGTTTTAAGAAAAGTCATGCTGTTGCGTATGCTCATGCGATTGCTGTTCAAATGAATAAGATTTGTGAAGCTGTTAGCTACGGGTTTTCCTAACGTTTCTGACTAATTGAATACTTTTACGTTTAACACGTTTTTCTGCAATTTCGTTTAGATTCACTATTGGACCAAACAACAACTCTACATCCTTGCTGTTAATAGTCTTAATGTAACGTCTATAATGGTCAAGTTCACCTTTAAGGAAAATGTTAATGGGTATTTTACGATTGCTTTCCCACCACCACTGCTCACCTAATTCTAAGAATAATGTTCTTTCCGACTCATTTAATATGGCGGCAAAGTCGTAGATGCTTAGAACGCTCTCATTCTGGTTGATTATTATCCCTACTATTTCCAATTCGTTGCATTTTATGCCACTTAGGAAAGGGAAGTTACTTTGTAATGTATCTGATAGGCTCATTAAAATAAATACTTCATGTTGAATTTACCAGTCTATTTATATACACCAGCCATCCGGGTTTTCATAGATCTGGATAACTCTACCAGACAAGGGGTTGATAAAATGTATCACGGATATGCCACGATTGCTAAAGGTTTAAAAAATACCTTGAGGTTTAACTTTGTGAACGGGGATCAGCGTCCTGTTAACGTACACAACATGGAATTTGAATTCAAAATTTTTAATCCAGTAACCAACAATCAAGTATTACCAAATACAGTTAATCTAACCATATTAGATGATGGCACTACATTCAGTCTAAAAGGGCAAGCACAAGTAACATTGACCCCTGACGATACTGTTTATTTGACTCCTGGACAATACACTTACTCTATTGTTAAAAAAGATGGTGTAGACTTATCCCCTGTGTTTTTAGACGGCGCAAGTTCAATGACAGGCAATATTGAAATTACTGATGGCGTCATTCCTAAATTTATAGCTAGTGAAGAGCTTACATTTGCATTAAATCAAAATAACCTACGTAGAGCTGGTCCAATTGCATCAAACCGAGATGGTAGAGGTAGCAATGCACTACACACGGCACAATTATATTTTACCAATTTTACTGGTAATTTAAAAGTATTTGCCAGTTTAGATAACAGTATGACCAATCCAAATTGGGCACAAGTATCATCAACTGATTATATCAATCAAACAGGCACAACCTTTATTAATTTAGAAGACATGTCAAATGTTAACTATTTTAAATTTGAGTATGTGCCAACTGCTGGTTCCATTGACAAAGTCCTATATAGAAGTTAAAATAGTAGTATGAGTGCCCTACAGGCTGAACTACTACAACATCTACCTTTTAAAAGAAAACAAACTAGCGGCGGCTGGTTAAGTTTTGACGCCCCTTGCTGTGAGCATAATGGCGAATCAAAAGATACTAGACAACGTGGTGGGATTATCTTGCAATCCAATGGTGGGTTCACTTATCACTGTTTTAACTGTGGCTTCAAAACTAGCTGGCAACCTGGAAGACAACTTTATCCTAAAACTAAAAAGTTTCTTGGATGGATCAATGTCCCAAACAGTAAAATAAATGAATTAGCCTTAGAAGCACTTAAACTTTTGGAAAGTGTAGAAGCTGGTACATTCAAATTTGCAGACTTTGTAGAAAAGGCTTTGCCACTTGAAAGTGTGCCATTAATGGAGGCTGTTCCTGAATATCCAGAGGCAGTTGCCTGCTTAGAATATATAATAAACAGAGGACTTGATCTACCTGACTGTAATTGGCATTACAGTCCATTACCAGGATATAAAGATAGACTTATCATACCTTTCTATCATAGATCACAGTTAGTTGGTTATACCGCACGTAAAGTTGTTCCAGGTAGTCCAAAGTACCTAAGTGAAAGCCAAAGTGGTTATGTGTTCAATATGGACAAACAAGACTACAAAAATAAAGTAGTCATTGTAACAGAAGGTCCGTTTGATGCACTTAGCATTGGTGGAGTTGGTATCTTAACTAACTTGCCCAATGAGCAACAAATTGCTACAATTAATAGTCTAGGTAAGACAGTAATAGTTGCACCAGATAGAGATTATCCAGGTATGGATTTGGTTAAAACTGCTATGAACAATGGTTGGTTAGTGGCAATGCCAAAATGGGAAGATAGCGTTAAAGACGTTAGTGATGCAGTACAAAAATATGGTAAATTGTTTACACTCAAAACTATATTGGATACTGCTACAGACAGTAAAGTTAAAATAGAATTATTAATCAAACAACATCCTAAGAAGACAAAAGAATAATGCAAAAAACAAATTATAACTCAGAAGTTCAAAGACTATATTTGGAAATGTTCTTAAGTGATGCAGAATCATTTATCCGTTGCCATAATATCTTTGACGCAGAAAACTTTGATAGGAAACTACAGGAACCCGCTAAGTTTATTAGTGAGTATGTGGACAAATACAAAGTAATGCCAGAGTTAGAAATTCTCAACGCTAGTTGTAGTACAGACTTTAAAGATGTGACAGGACTGCCACCAGAGAACTATGACTGGCTAATGGATGAGTTTGAAACATTTAGTAGACACAAGGCATTGGAACGTGCAATTATTGCCAGTGCTGATTTGTTGGAAAAAGGTGACTTTGGTCCAGTAGAGAAGATGATTAAGGATGCTGTGCAGATATCTTTAAACAAGGATATGGGAACTGACTACTTTGAAGATCCACGTGGACGTTTGATGGGTCTTAAAGATAAGAATGGTCAAGTTAGCACAGGCTGGCCAACTTTTGATAAGAAGCTATTTGGCGGATTCAACAGAGGCGAGCTTAATATCTTTGCTGGTGGATCTGGAGCAGGTAAGAGTTTGTTCTTACAAAACTTAGGCATTAACTTTGCACAAACAGGATTGAATGTATTGTATGTTAGTTTGGAATTGAGTGAGCAGTTGGTCGCTATGCGTTTGGATAGTATGATGACTGGTATGCCCACAAGAGAAATTTTTAAGAGTATTGATGACGTTGAACTTAAAGTCAAAGTAGCTGGTAAGAGCAGTGGTGCTATTCAAATTAAGTACATGCCATCTGGTAAAACTATTAATGATCTTCGAGCATATATTAAAGAATATCAAGTTAAGAAAGGCTTCAAACCAGATGTTGTACTGATTGACTATTTGGATTTGATGATGCCAGTTAATGTCAAAGTTAGTCCAAGTGATTTGTTTGTTAAAGACAAATATGTATCGGAAGAGATTAGAAACTTTGCTATGGATCAGAAGTGTGTATGTGTAACAGCATCACAGTTGAATCGTTCAGCAGTAGAAGAAATTGAATTTGACCACAGTCATATTTCAGGTGGACTTAGTAAGATTCAAACTGCGGATAATGTGATTGGTATCTTTACCAGTCGTGCAATGCGTGAGCGTGGCAAATATCAAATCCAGTTTATGAAAACACGCTCAAGTTCAGCAGTAGGACAAAAGGTTGATTTGGATTATAACTTAGACAGTTTGCGTATTACTGACGCCGGTGAAGAAGGAGAAGAAAGTTCTTTCAATCAACAAAATCGTAGTGGTGGCGGAAGCAGTATTTTTAATGGACTTAAAAAGACCAGTACAGTTGTAGATTCAGGCACAGGTGAAATTAGAGATCCAGATGAAGGTCTCGCTGTACCAAAAGTTAGAGCTAAAGCTGACAGCAGTAGAATTCGTGAAATGTTAGCTAGTATGAATAGCGAAAAAGATTAAACTTTAAGTTTGGAATTTTGTTTCACTTGGATCAGCAGTTGGATCTAAGTTGTAAATTGGATGTCTAATATTTGGATTAGGTGGTAGTCCTTGATTTCTTCTTTCTAAATCTCGAGGACTAATCTTCTGTATGATCTTATCGCCATTACCAGCATCAATGGTTTGATCAACTGGAGTTATATGAGCAAGTTCTTTTTCTATCCTGGCAATTTCAGCTTCTAGTTCGTCTATAGACATATCCTTAGAATCCTTTGGCTCATTAGGAGACCCAAATTCTATTTTAGGAGGATTAAGTTCTATTTCTTCCAATATGTTTAAAATTTGACGTATTTGCATGATTAGGTATTTATTTTATAGACTTTATGAATAGCAAAAAGGACTGATAAATATTTCTATGATTGAACATAGAATAACCACAGTTACCTTAGAACAAGGTACAGATGTTGACGCTTTCCATGAGGAAATGATCAGCTTAAATGCTGATGGTAGTGAGCACGTGCCACAACGATCAGTAGACGTGTATGATTACATGCCGCTGAGTTTACGCAATATTCAATATTACCTCAGCAAAGAAGAAGCTGATACTTTAAAAACTGACCCCAGAGTATTAGATGTGATGTGGGGTACAACTGAACAAAATAATATCGTTGCTAGACCTGTTGCTTATTATGAAGACGGGTCGTCTAGATTATCACGCAGAACTACTAGTAACATAGGCGCCGCCTCAGAAGTTAACTGGGCAATCAATGCTTGTTCAAATAGAACAGATCCATTTGTTGATAACGAACTACAATCGTTTACACTTAAAAATACAGTTACTGGTGCTGGGGTAGATCTAGTTATTCAAGACACTGGGGTACAAGAGACCCATCCAGAATTTGAAGGCGTCAATGATCCAAGTTCAAGAGTTACCCGTGTCAACTGGTACAACTATTTGCCAACACCTGGTAATTTAAGTTTAGGGTATTATACAACACTAGTCAGTGGTCACGGCACTCACGTAGCCAGTATTGCCGCAGGAGTAACTTGTGGTTGGGCACGTGAAGCTAGCATTATTAGTCAGCGTATACTGTTAGACGGTGACACGGCAGGAATAAGCATACTAACAGCATTTCAACTATTACGTGCTTGGCACAATGCCAAGAGCATTAAACGCCCTACTATTGTTAATATGAGTTGGGGCTACTTTGTAGATTATCCAACGGCCCCAAACCCTGCCGTAGGTCAAGTAGATGCTTTTCACGGGGTACGTGTGGCCAGTGTTGAATCTGAAATTGCAGACTGTATAGCTGATGGAATTATTTTTGTTGGGGCAGTGGGCGATAATAAACATTTTGTCGATATACCAAGCGGTACCAATTACAACAGTAACTACGTTTACGACAGCCAATCTGTTTACTTCCTAAGAGGCAGTACACCCAGTGCTACCCCTGGAGTTATTTGTGTAGGGGCTACTGATGCAATATTAGGCGATAAAAAGGCCACGTACAGTGCTTGTGGTCCTAGAGTTGATATCTATGCACCGGGTAGTGGTATCATAGGGGCATGGGATCATACTACTGCCAACCCAGTGGGTTATTATATTGGACAATATCAAACTAGTGGAACATTCAAATTGGCTAGAGTAAGTGGTACTAGTCAAGCCAGTCCACAGGTAGCAGGTGTGTTGGCCGCTTGGTTAGAACACCACCCCAAAGCCACATACTTAGAAGCAACAGAATGGATTACCAGCATCAGTACAAAGAATCGTATTACTAATGATAGTCCCAACAGTTTTACCAATTATTTGAATTTGCAGGGCAGTGCCAATAGATTTTTATACAACGGCAACTATGCTTATTTGGTTTTGAAAAACGTTTCAGCCGCAGGATTTACTGTGCGCAACGTGCCAACATTCCAACCTTAAACCATCCACTCTCGAATGGCTCTTTTAGCAGTGCCTTCTACGGCTGCTTGCCATTGTTCAATACCATTTAGATCAAATACAATGCGTTCATCGGCGGGCATATAAAGCCAACTGTGCTGAGTGGACCATGGACTGGCTCCACGTATCTCACCTTCTAACTGTCCTGGTGCCCAACTACAAGCACCTAAGAACGCTTTGAACTTGTTGGGCATGTTGCCCTGTGCCATGTCAATGATAAAGGCCAAGTTGTTGGTCATTCTAATGTCATCATTGATTATGATAGTTTCACTACCGGACACGTCACCTGAATGTAACAAGTGTACAGTTTGATTATTAACTGGACCGCCTGCGTGTATTACGCCAGGCATGGTGTTGTCAATGCCAGCTTTGTCAAATACTTCTTTAACAGTAATGTTGGCTATGGGTTTGTTGACCACAACTCCCCATGCGCCTACCTCAGTGTGGTTCACAACCAATATCACTGTGTTGGTAAAACGCTTGTCGCTGATTTTAGGTGGTGCTACTAGCAAGTAGCCTTTGAAACTTTCTGGATGTGCCATGAGTATATTTAACGCTATAAATATTGTGATGGAAATCTTTGAATTCACACAACCTGTTATTTTTCATAAAACTTTGAACCCTAAACTTTGGGATGGGGAAAATCTACGTGAGGAAGTTTTATTAAAATTATTAGACTCGGCCTACAACTTTTTAAAGAGTTTGAACTTGGACGAAATACCCCTACGTGATATTATCATTACGGGTAGCAATACTAATCTAACCTATACACCACACAGTGATTTGGATCTACATGTCATAGTGGACTACAGTAAGATTTACAATGGATCCTTAGTGGACGAATTCTTTACAGCCAAAAAGAGCCTATGGAATGAAGTATATGATCCAGAGATTTATGGTATCCCTGTAGAAGTCTATGCTGAAGACACTGCCAACCCAGTCAAGGGCAATAGTTACAGTTTACTAACTCGTGAATGGCTAGTGCGTGAACCCATATACAAAACTCAGTACAATGACCGTTCAGTCAAGGCCAAAGCCAGTTGGTTGGAAAAACAGCTGAAACGAGCCATACAAGATGTGGACAGTCTAGCCGACATTGCCCGTATCAAACGAGCACTCAAACGCTATCGCCAAAGTGGCTTGGACAAGTACGGTGAATTCAGCACTGAGAACTTGGTATTCAAAAGCATACGCAATGGCGGGTGGTTGAATCGTTTAAGACAAAGGGAAATAGATTTAGTTAATACACAACTAAGCCTAAAATAAAACGTAGCAAAAAGGCAGTCTTTTTAAACAAAACTGTTAAGAACTGGGGCAAAAATTAACTGGTTCTTTAAAGAAACTTTAAAAAATAGACTGTTTTTAAACAGGTAGTACTAAGACACATGAAAACTCAACAACAACTAATAAAAGAAATACAAGCCCTACAACAGACCATGGAAAGCCTAGTACAGGCCATACTATTTGAACAAGATTTGGACAACAAGCTGGCTCTGTTTGCCCAACGTGACCAACATCAACGACAGCTGGCTGACTTGACCATTGAGCTGGCCCAACTGAACAAATTCTAACTCCTAGACACTAATACGCAATTTTTGTGGCAATTATATAAGTAGTTAATATAACTACGATGAACGGTCCACTATGCTACATATCATTACAAATCTGCAAGACACCCTGTTAGAATTAATCAAGGATGACCCTGTACGTCCTGAAATACCTGTAGCTGAACGTGTTAACGACTACAGTAAAGTCTATGTCTTGGTCAATGAAGAGGACAGCAAACCACGTGCTGTGGTCTGTGTCAAGTTTCAAAACTCCATTCCCCAATCAGTAGATGAGTTGGCCACAACCTTAACTGACTTTACTCACGCTATATTCTATACCATATGGAGTTATAGTGGCGGGGCAGGACAGCAACTAATCCGAGAAAGCAAGCAGTGGATCGAAGCGAACATGCCCACAGTCAATACCTTTGTCACACTGAGCCCACCCACTGAGATGGCTCGTAAGTTTCATCTCAAGAACGGCGCCTTAATCTACAGAGAAAACACCACCACAGTCAACTACCAGTACGCATAAAGGTTTTACCGAATCGGGCCGGTGTGTTTTTCCCAGCGCGAAGCGCGAAGCGTTCAGCGAAATTTTTATCCCTACGTTATCATAGCAGTTAAATACGATTCTTAATATAAGGACAAAGTATGCCAGACATGTTACCCGGCATGGGAGACTTTTTAACTGTTACAGAAGAAGCCCGTAACCAAATAGAAGCAATAGCTACCCTACACGCCAAGGGTGCTTTTCGTATTCAGTGTACGCCCAATGCTACCACCACCGAGATCAAATTTGATTGGGATGAAGGATTTACTCAAGACGACTTCGAATTTCCCTGCGGTAGCGCCAGCATAGTAATGGATGCGCTAAGTATTGCTTATATCCTAGACGACTATACATTAGACTATGTATTCGGTAAATTTACATTAGAAAAAAGGAATTAACATGCCCTATAGAATCAAAGCACGTAGCCACGAAGGCCATACTGTTACACGTATGGATTTGGACTATACACGCTCGCCCATCACAGACCGTGCTTACGCACAACAACTAGCAGAAAGCTATGCAGAAACATTAGGACATGGTGGACCATGGACTGGCTTTGTTGAGTACTATGAGGGCACCATAGCCAATCCTAACTGGCAACGTATGAACGGTAGGGACTATTAATTGTAGGTAAAAACCACTACCACTCTACGTGCAAGCGGGGAGGGTAAACGGTGTGCATGTATACAGCCGGGAAAAGCAAAGGCCGTGTACTCTAGAGCAGGCTGCTCATGCACTATATTAAAATCTTGATCAAATAGCACAGTTTCAGCGTCAGCTACTGTGTTCAAATACATTAACCAATTGCTGTGCTCAAAGTCATGATCAGTATGTGGATTGGTCAACTGACCCTCATGATGTTCTACTAGATTAATACTGGCTCTATATATACGTGTGATTTGAATATGATTCTCCTCACACCATCTCCGAAACAGCGTATAGAATAGTTCATATGCTGAGCTGTTGACACGGCCATCTTCAAGGGCATTGAGAGAACGTTCCATAAGTGTGTGTTCAAAGTAAGGAGCGTTAGTGGGCACTAGACCAATACAATCAATGTATTTTTGACGTATCTCACTAGTACGTTCTTGAGGACCTACAACCATAGCACTGCGCCAATACCATGGCCAACTACTGGACATGACTTGATTTTGAATGAATTCTAGTTCTTGTTCAGTAACTGTTACGGGTGCTGATTTCATACAGTATGTATACTAGATGGTATATACGCACACTAAAAAATGGTGCGCAAAAAATTTTAAAAACTAGATTTAGCTCTTAGTGACAGTTACGACATAGTAAACAATACTGACTATGGATATAACTGCAACAACACCTATTAAGCATTGAATCATTTGGGTAACCCTGTAATTAAGTCTAAGTCATCATCTACTTGAGGACAATAGTCTCCCAAGCGCAAGATAAACTCTGTTAGTATGGATCCTTCTGGTACCCAAAAGCGTGTACGATTCAAGTGTACATCTACTTTGAGTTTATGTTCAATAATGAAGTTAAACACTTCCCCAGCATTGGGGTGCAAAGTGAGTATATAGAATTGTCTCATACAAGTGTGGCTAACAGTAGTTCCATTATGATTATAATATCTATTGAGTCTAGAGGCAGTTTTTCCTGCGGACTAATCATTTGACACCATGACAATACTTATCACTAACATGACTGCTAGTACAACAATCCAGCCCCAACGATCCCAAGTAGTCTCAGGCGTCAAGTTGACGGGTCTATATACATCAAAGTCAGCATCATACTGAAAAGTTCGTCCATTGCGTACTACAACATCTTGATCTTCGATCATTGCGAATCCTTATGTGTGTTATGTATACTACTTATAGAACCGGGTCTACACAGCCAAAAAAAATCTGACGCAAAAATTTTAACTTTTGATTTATAGGTTGCCCACCAGTTCTGCCACCTATACCCCGTGAAAATCGCATGTGCAGTGTTGCAAAAAAACAACAGTGTGTGTATATAGCCACCACCACCCTCCATATACACTCACCACCACCAGGTCAATATCCGCAGGCTCTCCGGTCGGTGTTGAGCTCAGGCTTGAGCTCGCGGATCAGCTCACGCTCACGGGCATGAGCCGCCGCCTTGCCACGCACCAACTCTAGTGGCCGTATGTCTATGAACTCTTTGCCTGCTAGCTCGCGTAACGCTGTACTCAATACCCATGTACGCTGTTCTACTGTAGCACGATAGTAATGCTTATGGGCACGACGTGCTAGGCTATGCGCCACAGTCTTCTCTTTGTATGTGATACCTATGTAGCTCTTGTCTGCTATGATGATGGTGTATATGATGTGTGTACGGTCCGTACGACGCTTACGTGGCTTCTTAACTGTAGTGAGTGTAGTCATATGCGCTCCTGTGCTTTAGTGTATGCGTATATTGTACAGTCGATATTACCTATTGTCAACCACTATGTGTAGGGGAGGGAGAGGCCTGCTACTAGGGACACTACCCCCCAGCCCCTCCCGGAGCAAACTGTTAGTCTAACCTGCTACCTGAGTAGGCATTCAAGCCCAATGCTCTAAGGTATGTGGCCATGGCATCTGCGCCAGCCTCTTTGATGTCTATGTTCTGCACACCAAGTCCGCCTGGATTCCACATGCTGAGGCATTTAGGTTTGTAGTCCTTCTTAAAGCCTGCCTTGATCAACTCCTTGGCCTGCCGGCTGTTGGTACGGTCCACATATACATCAACCCACGCAAAGCCACAAGCATAACGGTCGCCGCCAATCTTAGTGTACATGGCTTGGCTAGCCTGTTGTGCTAGGGGAATTGCCTGTTCAATCTGTTGTGCTGTAATCATATCGCGCTCCTTAAGTGTTTAAGTGTATAGTATAGCATCGGTAATACCGTTTGTCAAGCCTTTTCCAGCATACGCATGAGTTCGTTGTGTAAAAACGACACCTCATCACGCTCCACATAGAAGTCAGTCCGGGGGTCGTAATATGCGCCTTCTTTCACATCATAGTAGAGTACACGACCATTGGCAAACACGAACGGTCCTTCAAGTCCCTTGCGTGGACCATAGCCCTGCATCAAGTCTTCTGTCCTACCCAAGTTAACGAATGCCATTCACTGCTCCTTGTTGCTTACTGTAGTCTACAGTATAGCATCGGTAATACCTATTGTCAAGCGATTTCTTTGAAGACTCTATAGCCTGTACCGCTTAGAACACGTATGGCCGATTGGATCTCTTGTGCCTTACGCTCGTAGTAATCCAGCATCTCCCTAGCACCCTTGATGGTATCCTCATCACCCACATCATTGAAGAAGCTGTGTGTGTATAGGTACACTTTGCGGCCGTCTTCGTCTAGACTCATCTGGATGGTGCCAATGTTCTTGTAAGACTGTATTTCGTTTAATTTCATTTGCTGTCCAATACCTGCATGGCCAAGGTGCCCGCCCACATGACGAGCAGGCCCACTCCACTGACCAGGACTCCTGTAATCAGTGTGGCTGTATCCATGCTCAACTCTACACTGCCCACACCACCTAGGGTCATGAGCAGGCCCACTGTAAAACAGAACATTGCTTGATTGGCTGTCATACTGTCTCCTTAATGGTCAAAGTCTTTGTTGGGAAAAGGATCTCTCCTTCGTACTCTAACTGGCTCTGCTCGTACTCAGTCATGTAGTCGTCCTCTACAATCTTGTAGCCTACGATATACTGACGACTGCCAAGGTCATCCCACTCCACTTGGTCACGCACACTGTCCACAATCTGTTCGAGGTTCTTGTCCGCAAACTCATGCTCGGGACGGAAGCCCTCCAAGCCGAGGTAGTAGTCGCTACCGCCTTTGAACTTCCAATACTGGGGACACTCACCTGTGCCGTCCCAATCGTGGGCACCGTAGTTTTCCATGTATTGTGTAGTAATGAGTAACTTCATATCAGCTCCTTATTTGCTTAGTGTGCCTACAGTATAACGCCGGTTTTGCCGTTTGTCAACCGGTTAGCTCAATACCACTACACGGCGTACGGACTCTTTGGGCTCGCCCGTTTCCTCATCGTAGCAGTCCTCGTAGTCCATCATCTTGTCCATACGGTGGTACTCACTGTACTCTACTGCACCCTCGTTAATGCTTTGCACATTAGGGGCTACACTGGTACGCCAGTGGTCTCCGTAATTGTACTCGTAATGGACTTCTGCGTCCTGGTCAAAGCACTGCAACTCTGCAATGAGATCTTTTACTTTCATCTTCAGCTCCTAATTTGTTAGTGTATGTGTATATAATAGCACAGGTTTTACCGGTTGTCAACCGGGGAGGGGGAATACCCACTCCCCTTGTAGTGTTATCCAATATCTGCTATAATGCGCAAATATGCAACGCTATATTTTCGTTCGTAACCGCCATACTGTCGTTGTCTTACACCTGTTATAGTAACCTTATTACTAATAATCGTTTGCAGTTCCGTTTGTGTTCTGTATGCTTCCTGCAAGTCGTTAAACAAAAATACTACGCTACGTCTATTTTTATTATGCTTACTAGTTTTTTCCGTATATGTTTGTGTAAAAAAACTGTTGCTAATTATGCGTACAATTGCGCGGGCTTGTTTTGTTTTTACTAGCATATTGCTCCTTTAGTGTCTAGTGTGTATGTTAACACAAAAGGAAAAACCTGTCAACCGTAGTACTTGAATAACCCTGCTAGCCCTATGGTTATTGCCACCACGTTAACTATTAATTGTGGGCGGTTGCGCACTCGCAAGGTCCATGCTAGATAGAACACTCCCCCAGCCACGCCTGCTATAACGTTATAAGGGTGGAGGTGTGGGTAGAAAGACATTAGCACGTACATGGCCAGCAGACACACTGTGCCTGCCCATTGCAATGCGTTATTAATCAAAACGTCTCCAAGTCAAATTCCATATCAGCTACCACAAGCTCTAGCATGTCTGCTAGTCGTGTCTTGTCTGCCTTGCTCAGTGTCT